GGAGAACTACTCCGCAGGCAGCCCCGAATCCCTAGTTAAGGGTCGGGGGATTAGCAAAACTAGCTAAATGCAATCCAGCCGGCTTTATACCCCGTAACAGAGTCACGAGGGGTTAGGCCAGTGGATGAAGCACCGCATAAAGCTAGGGACATCTGAGTGCACGGCGTGTAGGCTTGTAGCCTTATGCGCCGAGAGATTGGCTTCCAGATTCGGAACCATCTTTGAGACCGTCTGACATTAAAACGCCAGTTGGCCTCTACATCATGGACAATGATGTCACCCAGACTCGTAGGACCTCGACTACGGCGGATATCAACGGGCAATTGGTCCAGAGCGTAAAGTCTTGCTCGAAAACCGGGATCTTCCCGACGGTGCGCATTACGCGATCGTCGAAAAAGTCCATTTGCCAAGGTAATCCAGTGTGCGGGTTCAATTGGGAACTCCTTCATATAATACGGCCGAACATCATAGCCGCAGAAGTAGTCCCCACCGCATGATTCACGGAACGCCGTCGTTGTAAACGTCTTCGCCACATTGGGTGTGAACCCAAAATAACGAAGCGCCGCTATTACTCCTCGAGATGCCTCTCCTTTGACGATTATGTCGTCGCCGTAGCAGTGAACCGTATTTCCTAGGGATTGGATACCCCCAGAGACGGCAGCTGCAATAGAAGCAAATATGAGGGTTTCAAGTTCGAATGTGAACCCGTTACCCATTGAAGAGAACTTCTCAAGTGTCACCCACTGACCACGTATTAAGGTCTTTGGTGAGCGCAACGAGAAAAGGAGGTCATACCACTCTTTTGGCAGAAGTAAATCCACCAGCAGAAGTGATACAGTGTCGCTTGCTGACGAGAGGTCAATAGTCGCGTCGGATCCCGTGAGGGACGCTGCACAGGCTAGCCGCTTGTGCAGTTCCTGACCGTGATTAAGGTCAATACCGAAACGATTTAGACGTTCGCGTATCACTACGCCAACGCCCAACTGAAGGAATACATTGCCTCCAGGCTCGATGCAGATCCCGCGATCGGTTTTAGCCGTCTTAGGAACTGTAGTGAACCGGTTACCCGGCACATTTTCAATCGAGTACCTCTCTTCCGACAGCATGCCCCTACCCCAGGCACTAGGCCAGTAGTAGTGCTCGAAAAGAGCGCGAGCGGATGCTGTCACTGCGGGAATGACTGTTAGTTTATCACCAAGCGTCTTCCCATTGCCCTTTACGGGCTTTTGGCCTTTAAACTCGAAGACTGCACCAGGCCCAAAACGGCCCTCAACCTGTTTAGGGAGAGGACCGAGAATCTCCGCAATGATTTTCTGAACCTTACGAATAAAGGACGTAAGGTCACTATCCGGTTCCTCGTCGCCGACGAGGGGATAGCAAAGCGGAAGTAGACGGGCGTTGGTCTTCATACACTGACGTTCTGATTCCCAGAAGCTCTTGATTGCTTCTTCCTCCAGATTATAAGAGGACGGGACGTCGACACACTTTCGGAACAGATCGGTCGCCTGAAAATCACGGCGTATCTTCTCTGCTCCAAACGGGGAGTCAATGTACTGCAGAGGATCAACTTTGAGGTTCAAGAGTTGGTCCCACTCCTCATATCTCACCAAGATGCTAACGGTGAGGGAACGAGGGGTGTCGAGCCCGCGCAAAAGTCGCGCGGACAACTCCCGTATTTCACGGGGAATTGTTTTACTCATAGAAATTACTCCTAGTGAGCTGATGGAAGTAGAATTACGAGGGCGAACTGCCTTCGTCGAGGGATGCACGGATCAGCGCGTCAACCATGAGGTTGCCGAACTGGTATGCTGCCTCCTTCACATCGAGCGCACTCACATTCATCGGCAGGGTGCCGGTGGCCGTGATCGGGGTAATCGCTTTCAGCACAGGCACACTGTTCTCGATCGAAACGATCGGGTACTTGAGTGTAGCCGTAAACTGACGAGCGGTCTTGGGCCCGTTGTCCTTGGTCATAAAAGTAAAGACCGGACGATGCATGGGAATCGTCGAGAGCGCGTTCTGTTTCCAGACCGCCGGGGTTTTATCGCCCGCGGAAGGACTGTGTTTGACATAAACGACGTTCGTGACGTTATCAGCTTTTTTAACCGTGATATCAGCCATATTTGGCATGGTGTTACCTCTTTTTAGGAGTAAGAAGGAAGGCCGGGATGGCCGTGGGTTAGCCCTTTGAGAACAAGGACAACAACAACGATACAGCGGTCGCTGCTCTAGTGACACTCAGGCGGGTTGGAGCTTGGAATACCGGTAAAGGTAAACTTAGGCCCAGAGACCTCCGAAAGTGCACGTTGTACGCGTTGATATGGGAAGTGACGCCGTAATTTTTGCTAACGGACACGCACCCATACACACCGCGCTGGTAGACTGACGTGAAAGCGTTTGTTACCTCCAGCCCGTTGAAGTCTGAGTATGCAGAAAGGGAATCCCCTACCCGCACGAACCAATCAACTACGAAACTAAAAGGTACCAACTCCCACGCAATCGCCGCAGGGTTAGAAAGACCCATGCGGGCCGCTAGGGCTTCGTTCGCATTAATAACACGGAACTTAGCCCCTTGCTGTACTGAAATCCGCCCCACGATGGTTTCCGTATGACGATCGTAAAGACCTTCAAATACACGGGTCCATGTAATGGGAACGGAGGCTCTGCCGGTGACAGTTACGGACTTAACGGGTTTCCCCAATACGTCCATAGCTGAATAAATATCCCCAACTAAGGGGGCCCAGCCGAGCCAGTACTCAAGCCAGATGGCCGACGCATCTTTGGGACGCGTGAACACCGTCTTGGAATGCTTCCTTTTGGGGCGGACTCCGAGTTCCTTCCGGAATTTCGAAAAGTTACCCCTTTTGAGAGCACGAAAAGCCCGATAAATTTGCAAAGACCGCGTCTGGATTGTGTCCAGACTGGAACGCCATTCGGCTATCGCGGCACCTATTGCAGCTTCATCAGTATACACCCCTTCTTTCAACCTCCCATAGCTACGGTTTTTGGCCGCCTGGATTTCAGTGCCGTAGGCACCTGTTTCCATGTTAAAAGCAAGTTGGTTGTTCGGAAGATCAACACCTCTCGGCGCGTAAACCGCATCGGGATTAAAGCTGTGAAAGCTGTACCCCAAGACTGATCCCGTCCTTACGAAGTAGGCTAGTGGTTCGTCGGTGACAGGCTTCCGCCTGTTGCCGTTTTGCCACTTATAGAATCGCCTATAAGTTTGTAAAGGATAGTTCCAGTTAGACTGGACGTTGCGAGTAAAAGATGTGACTGGCATATGTCCTCCTCAGACAATCGGGCGGCAAGCTCGACCATCGAGGAACCGTACCGCTTTACGGCGTGCGGAACATGCACTAAAACCGTTAGCCGGCTAGGCCAACGGGTATAAGGAAGGAAGCACGTATCACGTGCCAACTACCACCAGACTAGCTAGGAACCGATGATGAATCGGACTTTTCTTA